CTACGAAATGTTATTCAAGAGTTGGATATATGCCTGTTTCTTGTAAGTCACTTGAGCCGTCCTGTGGGCAAAGGGCATGAAGATGGCGGTAAGGTAAAAATCTCTGAACTTAGAGGTTCTTCATCTATTGCGATGTTGTCGGATTTCTGCATCGGACTTCAAAAAATGGAAGACAGCCCTATGGATGACACTCGCGAAATAGTTTTACTCAAAAACAGGTTTACAGGCGAAGTCGGTAATGCTGACATCCTTGAATACAACCGCACCACTGGAAGGCTCATCGAGGCCGACTCCAGATTCTAAATAAATAAATCTCGAATAACTTTAAACGAAGGAGAGACATTATGTCTTCTACAGAGCAAACTCGTCTTGAAAAAGACTTCTTAGAGTTCCACAGAAAGAATCCCCATGTCTGGGAACTGTTCAAAATGTACACCAACTCTGCCATGAAAACTGGCCGTCAAAGCTACTCTGCCTACGCTATCTTTGAGCGTATTCGTTGGCATCAAGATATTGAAACTGAAGATAAATTAGGTTTCAAATTGAACAACAATCACCGTCCGTACTACGCTCGTTTATTCCAAGCGCACTACCCAAAGAAAGCCCACTTCTTTAACACTAGAAAGTTACTGTCGAAGCGGCACGTACCTAATAGCGTACCGATTGATTGGTCACTGAAGCTGTGTGCCGAATGGGATGCGGCTATGGGATCAGGACAAAAGGAGATGGAACTGTGAAGCAGGCCATCTTTGATATTGAAACCAATGGTCTACTTCCTGAACTCACGACAATCCACTGCATCGCGATTAAAGACGGTAAGCAAAGCGATAGGCGTGTGCAGTCACTTAAAAGCTACCGCCCTGACCAGATCGAAGAGGCTTTAGAAGTACTAGAGAATGCAGAAGAAATCGTAGGCCATAACATCATTGGCTTTGATATCCCTGCTATCCAAAAGCTATCCCCAGGATGGAAGCCGAAAGGCAAAATCACTGACACTCTAGTTCTCTCTCGACTGATCAAAGCTGACTTGATGAACGACGATGCAACGTGTGCCGTCCATCCTGATGGCTTTTTAAGGAGGCTTTGGGGTTCGCATTCACTCAAGGCTTGGGGCTTACGACTAGGTAATCTCAAAGGTGATTATGATGGCGGTTGGGACACCTTCAACGAAGATATGCTCCTCTACATGGAGCAAGACGTAAACGTCACTTTTGACTTACTCAAGTTACTCAAGCAAGACAGGGACTTCTCACAAAGCAGTATTGATCTTGAGCATGACTTAGCTGAAATCTGTTTCCGCATTGGCAACAATGGTTGGACGTTTGACCAAGAGAAAGCAGGCGATTTATACGCTAAATTGTGTGGTAGAAGACTTGAGTTACAAGATCAACTAGACACTCTTTTTGAACCATGGGAAATCCGCACTCCGTTCACCCCCAAGGTAAACAACAAGGCGAGGGGTTATGTCAAAGGCGAGACTATAGACAAAATAAAAGTTGTCTATTTCAACCCTAACTCTCGCAAGCACATTGCTCGATGTCTCACCGCAAAATACAACTGGAAACCAAAGTCTTTCACTCCAAGCGGTGACCCCAAGATTGATGAGAATGTCCTTATTGACCTACCTTATCCAGAAGCCAAATCTCTTGCTGAGTTTTTCTTGGTGCAGAAGAGAATCGCTATGTTGGCTGAAGGCAATGCCGCGTGGATGAAGTTGGCTGATCCTGATGGAAAGATTAGACACAACTTGGTGTCTCTTGGGACAGTCAGTGGAAGATGTGCCTGCCGATCTCCAAATCTGCAGAATGTCCCATCGACTCGTTCAGTCTATGGCAAAGAGTGCCGCGATCTGTTCACTGTACCCAAAGGTTGGAAACTTTTAGGTGCTGACTTGAGTGGCATCGAACTGCGATGTTTAGCGCACCTCCTAGATGATGGGGGTGAATATGCCAAGCAGATCATGGAGTCTGATATCCATAGCTTTAACCAAAAGGCGGCAGGGTTAGCCACTAGAGATCAGGCGAAGACATTCGTGTACTCCATGATTTTCGGAGGAGGTGACACTCTAATCGGTAAGATCGTTGGTGGTGGTGCTAAGGACGGTAAGAGGCTCAAAGCTGACTTTGATAAGAATGTCCCTGCATTCAAAAGTCTCCGCAATGAGTTAGCCACTGCATATAAAAAGAAAGGCTTTATCAAAGGTATTGACGGACGTAAGTTGTATATCCGCTCAGACCACCGTTGTTTATCCCAAATTTTGCAAAACGCAGGTGCTGTGATTGCTAAAAAATGGGTGCAACTAATAGATCAAGAAATCACTAATCAAGGCATTGACGCTTACATCGTTGGCTTTATTCACGATGAGGTTCAGATCGCCTGTAAAAATGACGAGGTAGCACAGTATGTCGGACATAATATCACTGGACGAATGGCGCAAAAAAGCGGTCAAGAATTCGGATTCCAAATCCCAATCGAGGCTGAATTCAGCGTTGGAAACACTTGGAGTGACACCCACTAGTTCTACGGATATCGAAGGTTACTCCATAGAACATATCGTTGGATTCTACATCGTCCTCGATAAAGCATGGCGCAAACCTTTCAAACTCAAAGGCAACTTTGCGCGGCAAGCGGCTCTTTATGTAGCCACTTGTTGTTCTCTAGGTTTCATAACCAATCAGGTTGATGAAGACACTTTCATAGATAAATTTACGATTACGCCAATGGGCATGGATTATAAGGATAGCTTAGATGAAATACTTGACGAACTTGCAGAAGAGATCGACCCCGACACTACTCATTGATGCTGATCTGTTTCTCTTTAGAGCATCGGTAATAACTGAGGATGAGACCGATTGGGGCGATGATATATGGTCACTAGCTACTGATCTGAAAGCCGCTAAACAAATTTTCACTAGCCTCATAGAAAAGTTCCATGATCGACTTGGAACTGACGGTCAAACTTTGATGTGCATTTCAGATAGTGAGAACTTTCGCAGAGATGTCCATAGTGGATACAAAAGCAACCGAAAGAAGTCTCGCAAGCCAGTTGGCTACAAAGCGATGGTGGAATGGTGTAGAGATACATGGCCTAGCCACTCTCAGCCAACCCTAGAGGCTGATGATGTTATGGGCATCTTAGGCTCTGCTCCAGACCTCAATACGGTCATTGTATCTGATGATAAAGACATGAAGACAATACCTTGTCGGCTCTATCGTCCTACTGACGATGATCTGATAGAGGTTTCCAAAGAAGCGGCAGATCGCCACTTTTACACTATGACACTTCAAGGCGACCCCACGGATGGCTTCTCAGGCTGTCCCAAGGTAGGTGCTGTGACTGCCGCAAAAATCTTAGGTGACCGTCCTGATTGGTCACTGGTTG